GCTAGAAATAATAATATGGTTAGAGCATTTGCTATAGCCCCTACTGCGTCATGTTCTTATCGCAGTAAAGACCTAGATGGATACACCTGCTGTCCAGAAATTGCACCTCCAATCAGCACTAAAGTTGACCGCGATAGCGGTACGTTTGGTGTTGAATCATATGATTATGGTAACGTAGAAATTGCCAGCAAGGTTGGCTGGGCTACTTATAAGAAAGTAGCTGACAACTTTGTGAAACTTTTAGATAATACGGGACTTCTTCACGGCTATTCATTTAACTCATGGAGTGATGTAGTAGAATACGACAATGCGTTCGTCGAAGAGTGGCTATCGAGCCCCCAAACCTCTTTATATTATTCCTTACAGGTTATGGGTGACACTCAGGACAAGACTAATGCAATGGCTGCACTAGATGACTCTGAAGCTGTAGACGCATACCTGGAGGAAATACTTGCTCCAACATGCGAATGCGGTGAATGAAATGAACCCTTATGAAAAATTATTAAACAGAAAACGTAAATGGTCTCCGGTGCAGACAACAGCCGGAAAACTACAGGATGGTGCGGAGGAAACTCTCTTCCGCGCCCTCGCTATGAGGCATATGGAAATGCCAGTCGGAGGCTTTATCAAAGAAGCCATTAAGAATGAAATTCCAGAAACAGCGAGGGACATACTTGTGTCCAATATCCGCGACGAAGAGAGACACGATCTCGCTCTCGGTTATATCGCCAACGCTCATGGCGTTGATGATGAGGCTGAATCCGAAGCTAAAAGAATACGAGACGCCTGGATATCACATCCAGATCACACGATTCTCAAAGCAATGGTTGCCGAGCGTTCGATCTTCTTCGTGTTGCTCCCCTTCTTCCGATTTAATGGTGACGCTGGAATGCGCACGGTAAGTGCAGACATTTCCCGTGATGAACAAGTTCACGTCGCCTCGAATTCATTGGTATGTAAGGAGTTAGGGTTGACAATGAGCCCTAGTTTAGACAAACTTAGAAAGGCAACTATCAACTGGGTTATGTCCCCATTGAAGTCATCGCCTAACAGATATTTGGATAAAAAATTTTGGCTGGATGCTAGTGATCGCTTAACCTATGAAGGGAAAGCCCCAGAATTTTCTGAGACACAGCGAGCACGTATGCCAGCATTCTTTGAACATGCAAACCCCAATCTTCCCAAGTACGCTTGACCTGGAAGGGGTGATCAAAGAACTTGACCACACCTTTCCAGACGTCATGCCTGACCCAACAGTATCTATGCAAGAATTTTATTATAGATCTGGACAGGTTAGTGTAGTACGATACCTAAAAGAAAAATTCACAGAGGAATAACTATGTGCGGCGGCGGACCCCCTCCACCACCTCCTCCTCCACCTCCACCACCTCCACCACCTCCACCTCAGATGGCTCCTACAGAAGAGAACACTCTTCCTACAGCTGATCTAGAAGTGGATGATCAATCCACTGAAGGTGGAAAGATCTCTGAAGAGGCAAGCCGTAAGGCGGAGCAGGACCAGAAGAGGAAAGAAGGAACAGCAAATACAACAAAAGATAAAAAGCCCGACGATAAGAAGGGCGGTAAATCAGACATAAACACTGGTACCGGCAATGGTAAAGGCGGTAACAAAGGTGATTTAAACATTTAATATGGACACAGCACGGCAACGATACAATCGTTTGACCAGTGGACGTACAGCATTTCTTGATGTAGCACTTGATTGTGCAAAGCTAACTCTTCCTACTCTAATGATGAATGAGGAACAGAAAGCAGAGTACACGAAGTTTAAAACTCCGTGGCAATCAGTCGGTGCTAAAGGAGTAGTAACCTTATCCTCTAAACTTATGTTAGGGTTACTACCACCTTCTACTAGTTTCTTTAAGCTTCAATTAGATGACTCGAAACTAGGGATAGAGATACCACCAGAATCTAAGAGTGAGATGGACCTTAGCTTTGCTAAGATAGAACGTATGATCATGGAAAGCATAGCTGCTTCTACTGATCGTGTTCAAATCTTTTCAGCTATTAAACATCTAGTTGTTACAGGTAATGCACTTCTTTACATGGGTAAAGATGGTATGAAAATGTATCCACTCAACAGATATGTAGTAGAACGAGATGGAAATGGTAACGTCACTGAGATCGTTACAAGAGAACGTGTGAGCCGAAAGATACTTGGCGAACAGTTCAAGCTTCCTCCTAAGATTGGCGTCGTTGACGAAAGCACAGGAGGACACGACAAGGATGTAGATGTCTACACTTGTGTTAAGCTGACAAAGAAAGGATGGGTTTGGCATCAGGAAGCAGAGGATATAATCCTCCCTGAGAGTTTAGGTAAAGCACCTAAAGATAAAAGCCCATGGCTACCACTAAGATTTGTGACAGTTGATGGAGAGGACTACGGAAGATCTAGAGTAGAAGAATTTATGGGAGACTTAAAGTCTCTTGAAGGTTTGATGCAAGCGTTGGTTGAAGGATCAGCAGCTGCAGCAAAAGTAATCTTTACTGTATCTCCAAGCTCTACCACCAAGCCACAGACACTAGCGCAAGCTGGTAATGGAGCAATAGTACAAGGAAGACCTGAAGATATCGGTGTGATACAAGTTGGCAAGCAAGCTGACTTCCGTACTGCATTTGATCTAGCTAATGTGCTAGAGAAAAGATTATCAGAAGCTTTCTTAATAATGAATGTGCGTCAAAGCGAACGCACTACAGCCGAGGAAGTAAGGCTGACACAGATGGAATTAGAACAACAGTTAGGTGGATTATTCTCCTTGCTGACAAATGAATTCCTAATACCATACTTGAATCGTAAGATGCACGTCTTACAAGCAAGTAAAAAGATACCTAACATACCTAAGAACTTAGTCCGTCCTACAATTGTAGCTGGAATTAATGCATTAGGCAGAGGTCAAGATAGAGAATCTCTTGTACAATTTATTACTACCATTGCTCAGACTATGGGACCGGAAGCTATCTCAGGTTTACTTAATCCTGATGAAGCTATCAAACGTCTTGCAGCTGCACAAGGTATTGATATACTTAACCTAGTTAAGTCAGTAGAAGAGAAACAAGCTGAAGCTGATCAACAAAGACAGCAAGCACAACAGCAGATGATGATGCAACAAGCAGGTCAATTTGCTAACTCACCTATGATGGATCCTGCTAAGAACCCAGCAGCTGCAGATATGATGAAGCAGATGCAAGAGGGTGGAGTTAATTCAGCTCCAGAGGAACAACCTGAAGGTGGTTTTAATCCTAATGAAATGGCAGCTGTACCACAAGCGTAAACTATGGCAGATACAATTACATATGATCCATCTGAAGATCCACAGGCAATAGCCGAAGCGGAAGCTAGAGATGGAGAGAGTCTCGCAGTTGGCGAGAAGATGCAAGAAGAACAGTCAAGCTTATTGGCTGGTAAATATAGAGATGCTGAAGAATTAGAGAAAGCATACTTAGAGCTTCAAGGAAAGCTTGGTAGTAATGACTCTGAAACTGAACAAGCTCTACCTTCAGATAAATGGGAAGCTTCACCTGGAGTATCAGGTTACTCTGACGATGGTACTGTTGACTATGAAGCTGTTGAACAGGTTTATGGTGAACAACTATCTAGTGTATTTGAGAAAGGTGGGGTTGATCCTTGGACTATCAGTAAACACTTCCATGAAAATGACGGTGTGATTACTGATGATATGTATAAGAGTTTAGAAACTGCAGGATTACCTAAATCTACAGTTGATTCCTACCTACAAGGTAGAGCATCTGAAATGGGTTACGGTGATCAATCAGCTAATCTATCTCAAAATGATATTACAGACATTAAAAACATTGCAGGTGGTGATAAAGGTTACAATGATGTAACTGACTGGGCTAGACAGAACATGTCTCCAGACGATCAGGATGCTTTTAATGAAGTAATGAATACTGGAAACAAAGCAGCTCTACGTTTTGCTGTTAAAGCATTAGTAGGACAGTATGAAGATGCTGTAGGCAGACAGCCTGATCTAGTTACTGGTAAATCTCCGCGTAGTGGTGATACATACCGAAGCATGGCTGAGGTTGTCCGTGATATGGAGAGCCCTAAGTATGAGAAGGATGAAGCTTACCGCTTTGATATTCAGCAAAAGTTAGCACGATCTAATCTAAAAACATAATGGCTCATACATTTGATATTGATCCTTTCTCTCATGGTAAGGCTCAGAAAACTCAGAAGATTTACAATAAGGGTAAGAGTACAACCAACAAACATGAGAAGGATACCTTTCTTAAAAAGTCTGGACCTCAATTACCTTTAGCTAAACGTAAAACTAAAAAGAAAAATAAAACAGCATGACACAATCAGTAGAACAACAGAAGGAACTAGACCTAGCTATCATCGTTGGTTCTGACGGTGTAGAAGGGCTCTCTGAAGAGCAGTTCAAAGAGAGGTACGGTGTTACCGTAGCTGAAGCTAAAGCTCCTGCTAAAAAGAAAGCTGAGTAATGGCACCCCGCTATCGTTTCTTAAGTGGGAGTAAAAAAAAGAAAAAGAAGAAACCTAAACCTAAAACAAAAAAGATTCATTACAATTAATGGCAACAGTAGCAACACTACAAAAGAGTAATTGGAATCAATTTTGCGACTGGGTCACTAGCACTGAGAACCGTCTCTACGTGGGATGGTTCGGTGTTCTTATGATACCCGCACTCTTAACAGCAACTACCGCATTCTTGATTGCATTTGTAGCTGCTCCGCCTGTCGATATAGACGGCATTCGTGAACCTGTCGCTGGATCCTTACTCTATGGAAACAACATCATTTCGGGAGC